ACCGCCACCCATGCGCTTTTCCGCATCTGGGTAAGGTATTTTCTTTCCGTTCATCTTTGGCATAGCACCCTCCTCAAGTTACCAGTAACTTATCGACCGCCTTTTTCTTTCAAGACAACACCAGCAGCTACCGTTATAGCTGCCGCAATCATCAGCCACACCGCCATAACAGGCACGACAGTCGAAAGAAGAATGGCACCAACGCCTACAGCCAACCAAGTCGTAGGCTCAACAATGCGTGATTTAATCCAGTTCATAGTTTTCTCCTAAGCAACAGTTATTGTTACATCACCGACAGAACCCGCTAAAGACAGGCTGTCAGTACCGTCAGGCGCTGTTCCGCCATCCCCCACAGGGTTCCAGCCAAAAAACTCCCTACTCGCCTCTAGACCCTTGTCAGGGCGCGGATCACGCAATGACTGAGGATCAAATATCCTAATGCGCCCCAAAAAGTTTTGAGGCTGGTCTGGGTCTACCACATCGTATCCCACACGAAGCCCAGTCCTCACGCCATTCTGAACCTCGTACACAAGTTTTTCCAAGGGATATCTAAAACCAGTACGGTCACAAAACCCAAATGCATACTTAGCTCTTGCGTATGACCCAGTCATAATGAATACGAATCCATCTGAGGCGTGAACGAATAAGAAGCCTTTTCTCTATCTTCTTGTGCCGCAAGTTCAAACTGCTCATCATAAACAGACTTAAGCATTTGTATTCTAGGCGCAGCTTCTGGGCGCTTCATAGCTATATGATATGCGAGACCAGCAACCATGCAGGGAAGAAACCGCGCTGGAATGTCTGAGGTGTTACTGGACTTTGCTCCTGTGTCTTCAACTCGACGCAGCCTAAAATAACGAACAAAGTCACCGTTGTAAGTGCTGCTTGGGATGGGCCAAAGAGTAACAGTCGGAGCATCCCGCAAACGGTTGATATATATTTGTGTTGGCTTACCCTGAGTTAATTTATTAGTTATCTGAGAGTAAGTGCTGACAGACATCCTGTATAATGCTGTATCTGTCTGGTTTGTTTCACCACTATCCGTTCTGAGCGTATGCTCTAAAAGATCAATAGTGTCAGACGGTAGCGTGTAAGTAGCAGTGCCGGTGACAAGTGTGACGCTGCCTTCCTCGACAAGCCACAGATTTATTCCACGGTTAGCCCACTCCAAACCCATCAAGTTCAGGCTGCGCCTTGCAGTAGCAAGGTCGTATCCACTACGCATCTCAAGACCAGCCCGTTCGTAAGCTTCCTCACAAAGCTCTGCTATGTCGAGATTAAATGTAGATGTTCCGCTAACCGCCATTCACTATGCCTTTTTCTTTCTTCTGGTAGAAACCGTTTTAGACTCCATCCCCTTTAGCTTGCCAGAGTTTACCCCAGCATAAAATATCTCTTTTCCCTTTTTTACACCGTAACGATTTTTCATAGTCGTTAAAGTTTTCTCCCCCTTTACTGTAAGGGGCATCAGTCCATCCTTGGTCCTCTTGCCCCTTCAATGGGACGAGGTTTTCGGAGCTGTTTACTTTTAGGAACAGCCACTCCTCCAACACCGCTTAAAAATTCCTGAGCTTGTCTTGACGCAAGAATGTCTTCAAGAATTTGTCTGTCTCCCGCAGTGCCAATTCCTTCAGCAAACTTGCCAATTTCCTGCAATCTTTTTTCAAACCCACTGTAGTCAGGACCGGCTGCTGCAACATCAGCGGATACTCCACCGGCTTGCATTTTCATTTTCTTCTGTTGATCTTGTGTTTTCATGAGATGTTTTCCTCTTCAGACTTCTTCTTCCGATACCTGTCTTTCATAATTAAACCGGGAGCAAGACCAAACATGAACCCTCGGTTTTCCTTCCCAAGCTTGTCATAAAGCATTGCTGCTGGAGAGAATGTTTTCAGTAACCCGCCCATATCTTTTCCCATAGGCTTTATGTCTTCAGCAACACCGCCGCCAGCCATTTTCATCTTCTTGCTCTGGTCTTTGTATTTCATCTTAGTTTCCTTTTATTGGAATGTGAGAAGCTTCGCTTATAGGACGAACCTCAGTTAAAACAATTTTTATAAGGTCGTAATTCTTTCCAACCTTTTTGTTTGTTTCCGCAACCGAAGTTTCTAGCACTGCTACTTTCTTGTCCATATCAACCAAAAGCAAAATAGCCCAGCCACCAATGGCTAAACAGCAAGATGTTAAAACAGTTACCAAGTGCCCTCTCATGACCGCCTCTTAACGCCCTTCACAGATTTCTGTGATTTAGGAGGAGACTTCTTTGATTTTCCGGGGCCACCCCAAAGCTCTTTATTAGCCCAGTACGCAGCAGACATCTTGCCCTTCTTGATGTTTTTGCCATGACGAGCCTTAAAACTTTTTCGAGCTTCAGGGGAATAGTTGTGCCCCATTGACGAGTCACCGTAATGAATAAGCTTGATCTTATCACCGTCTTTAGCAAGAACCATTCCTTTCTTGCCAGAACGATTAGACCGCTTTGGCTTATTAAACCCAGCAAACTTAGTGCCGCGATACTCAATGCCGCCACTAGGTAACCTTTTTACGCCGGGATAAGCCTTAGCCATTATCAGTAACTTTTTTTACCTGAAATAAGGATTGTGTAGGTATCGTTACTGGCATGACCAACTGTCGTAAACAGAACGTCACCAGTTACACCAGAACCTGCATTGTTCCAGATACCGCCAAAATCCCTGTAATCATGATGACCGGAAGAAGTCTCACCCAACTCAATAACAAAGGCATTGCTTGTTGCGTCGAAAAGCAACTGAACCTTCATCCCCACACACTGCCACCAAATCTGTTCAATGGTAAATTTGGTACATGCGTTTTGAGTCACATGCTCTTTCTCAAGTGCCGATACATCAACTTTGACAACAGCAGCTTCGCCTGAGCCGTCACTAATGTTCGTAAACTTAAACGCAGCGTTTTTCTGGCCATCAACAATCGTTTGGGTTGTTACCGCATCTGCCACGAGCTTACTCCTTTATCTTGCCCTGCAAGACAAGGGACTTGTACTCAGCACTCCCCACGGGGGGAGTGCTGGCAGCAACGGCCTTTTTTGCAGAAGCTTTAGGTGCAGACTTTTTTTCCGCAGCCTTAACCTTTGGTTTCGTCGCCATGTTCTATCCCCTAGCGATTTTGAGAGGCAAACAGGTAATCTATCGCCATAGACTTCGTGCCTGTAGCAGAACCAGAAAGCTCCATAGCGCCAATAGTCATATTCTCATCATCAGGGATATTGGCAGTATGCGTAGCTACGAGAAGCCGGTTTACAAAAAACTCAACACTTGATGTGTTGATTACATGGAAACCGAGCGTCACTGCCGTACCGCTGGCAATATCAATCCCCGAATCCGTTGAGGTTTCCGTACCGTCTTTCTCCGTCTTGCAGAGAATGTTGCTGTCACCATCGTTTACCTGAAACACAATCCGGTCAGCAGCAGTAAGCATTGCTTCGGGGTTGGTTGCAAAGTTAACCGTCAGACCAACACAGATATCCATGTTGCTACCCTCTGCATCCGTAGGGGTAAGCTTGGTCTCAAACCAGATGTTGCGATCTGCGTTAACGGCAAAAATTTCGTTGCCTTGCACAGAAGCACCATCATTGTCGGTGGTTGCCTGACTTGACAGGACCAATGTCCCGCTTTCAGCGTCAGCGCCAAGAGCAGCAGAAGCACTGCTGTCTTTGATCACTGTCCAGTCATTTGTTGAATCTAGAGCAATACCCGTGAAGTCGTCCATATAAACGACATAGTCAGGGCTTGCGGTGATGGGCAGGTTAGAAAACCATTTGCGGCTTCCATCCTTACCTGCATGAAGGATCGGTCCAGTAAAATGCACAGCCATGTTATATCTCCTGTCGTGGCTAGTGTCGGCTTTCGCCGTCAGGATGTATAAAAAAGGGGAGGGGCGAACCCCTCCCCCCTACGGTTTTAGGAAGAACCCGGAGAACCGTAAATTCCGAGAGGGTCAGATACTCCGAAGGAGTAGCGTTCCCGTGCCTTGTAACGAACATTACCAGTATCGAAGTCACCGTCCATGCTGGTCTGCATGGGAGTGCGCTCGAAGTGCTTCATGCCATTAGGAACATCGGTAACAATAAAGAAGGCATTGGTATCGGTCAGGTAGTGGTTGACCTCATAGCCCTCTGGAATCGAACCGTTGCTACGAATAGCATTGATGTCGTTATCAGCAGTTCCAACCCGAAGCTCCGACTGGAGGATACGAGTTGCAACAAATGTCAGTGCAGGTGGAATAATCAACCTACGCGGACGGGCTGCAATAAGAAGACCACGCTCATCAACGTATGCAGCAATATCAATTACCGCATTCTCAAGAGTGGTTTCGTTCAAGTCAGCCGCTGTTGCTGGACGGTTGGAGTTCGTGCCACCCGCAACCGTTGGGTGAGAAGCATTAAACAGCGTTACACCATCACCAGACTGGTAGGTGTCAAACCCCGTATTCAGGGGAGTAACAGCCTTGGTCTGCTTGCTGTAAGCCATGCCACGAGCCAGAGCCTTGGTATAACGAGCCGAGAGCGAGTCATACAGGTTGTCTTCCATTGCCTCTTCGGTAATGGAAAAGCCCATAGCAACCGTCTCATGGTTATACCGAGCCGTAAATGACTCTTGTGCGCTGTCGTAAGAAATAGCTTCGCCTTCGGGCTTAACCGGGGCGGAACCAAATCCAGACAACTTAACTTCTTCCTCGAAGCTACGATCAGAACTTTCTGTCTCGTAGATCATCGTGTGTTCGTCTTCGTACTTTTCGTACTCCAAACCGAACAGGGCGTTTAGGCCCGGAAGAAGTTCTTTAAGGAGTTGTGTTCTTGCAATAGCCATAACTCAATCCCCCTATGCCGAACCAGTTGTGGATGAATGCTGGTGATAGTTAAACTTGCACACCAGAATTGGGAAAGTCGTGCCCTTCTCATCCCCTTCGCTCCCACCAAGATAGTCAATTACCCGAATTGGGTTTTGAGCATCGGTAGAAAGTTCAGAAATATCCAGAGCAACACGGCTAACATTTAAAGTAGTGTTAGGTGCGGTCTGAACTAGAAGAGTGTTTTTCCCGTAAATGTCCCCTACGTTAGTAGGCGCAGCATCCGCTTGGATGGTGAACAGAACATTAGGATCATCGACGACATACGCCATAGCGTCGGAGGCAACCAAACTGGCTGGCCACTTTTGGCTAAACGTAAGCTGTCCAGAGTTGGGGTCTGTGTACTTACAGCCCATGAAAACACCGACCATATCAATGGCGGTTGAGTCGTCGCCCGTTGCGGACTGCTTCTCAATGGTGGTGGCGGTTCCGCCATCTACTAGTTGAACAATGTCACCTACGCAGATAGCTGTGCCATAGCCTGAGGCTATTGGATACTGGCGCGATACTTCTAACGAACCACTATCCAACCGACCAATGGGGCGCAGACCGAAGGGTGCAGCAGTTGAGGACATCTCTGTCTCCTTTTCGCATCTTCAGTTGAAAAAAACCCATAGGACTTACTATGAGCGGCCATTTCCGAAACCAACCCGCGTCGAGTTCTCTGGACGGAGAACAGGCATCCGTGGGTCGCTTTCTCTTAGATAGCTCTGGTCAACTGCATCAATCTGCTGTTTGGTTTTGTTTGCATAATAATCGTCCCGCTGTCGCATATTCTCTTTAGCGGTGCGGCAAAGCAATAAACCACCAACCTCAATAGACCCTTCAAACCGCGAGTTGTGATCATTCAGGACTTGCATTTCAGGATGGTCGTCAACAGGAACAGGTTCCCAACCCTCTCTAAAGCGTTGAGAAACATTCGTGTTGTCGGCTTCCCCTAAAGTGGCCGTGCGTATCCATCGATACACATAACCGTCTACAGGAGTTGGCTCAGGCAGAAGTGACGGAGGTGCCCAGCTTTTTTTGCGCTCACTCATCTCACGGGCTTCTCTATCACCCAAGCTGGCGGCGGTTCTCGATTCGCGCTTATCGCCGTCGAACAGTTCACTATCATCTTTATCTTTAGCCATTCGCTTGCTCCTTCAAAAGCTGCTTCGCGTACTGTTCGTTAGTAATCCCAAGCTTTCTAGCGAGGTCCACTTGGGTCTTCGTGAGTTTGGCTCGCGTTGGTTTTTTGTTACTGCTACGAGTAGCTGGCGCAACCACGGGGGCCACTGTTTCTTCCGATTCAACTTCTACTGAAATACTTTCAGCATCCGTTGACTCACGAACATCAGAAGAAACAGAGCTTTCTGTAGAACCATTTTGGTAGTTATTGTTAATTTCGTCAATAGGGAAATGTTTTCGCATTTCCTCATCGATCATCTCGTAATACTCTGAACCGTTGGGATGAACTCCCTTTTGCTGTGTAAGTTCATAATGCAAGCCCATCGCATAAGCAGTCAGCTTTTGATCTTTCTGGAACCACGGGTTTTTTCTTATCCAATCCGTGTCCCGCTCTGTAAGGGTAATATCAGGTTTCTGCGATAAAGCAGCGGCAGGAGCCGGGGTTTGAGCAAGAGCCTCTCTCTGAGTAATCGCTTCCTGAAGCTTGCGCCCGTCAAACATCAACTCGTTAAGCTGCGTTTGAGCAGAAACAATTTCTTCGGCGTTTCCTTCGTCATAAGCTTTAGTCAAGTCTGACTGTGCCTGAGCAAGATCAGCGTCGTTCTTTGCTTTGGTCACATCGAACAAAGCCGAATTACCGCTTTTTAACAAAGCCTTAAGCTGTTCATTCTCCTGACGTATGGTCTGGGCAACATTGATAGCCTCAGTCTGCATACGCTGCGCTGCTTCAGCTTCACGCCGCTTGTCATGAAACTCACGCTTAAGCTGACCAATCCTGTCCTGCGCTCGTTGACCGACACCCTTGATTTCGTCGTCATCATCAGAAGCGCCCTTGTCCAAGAAAGGACGATCTTCTTCCGGGGTGTCATCAATAACCTCAATCTCGAAAAGCTCTTCCTGAGGTTCCTCCGATACTTCGGGTTTCTCTTCAGCCATCTCTAAGCCCTCGTAATGCCGCGTGGGTCTTCCACAACAGCTTCAACATTATCGTCGTTAATAAGACGAAACTCTTTACCGTGGATACGGATGCGAGTTCCCTGAAAAGCACGGAACAGGATAAAGTCCCCTTCCTTACAGTAAGCTCCCGTAGGAAACTTCTTGCTCTGGTCTGCCGTCTGGTCGTAACAATCTGGACCCAACTTCAGCACAAAGCCCACCACTGTAGAATACTCTTCAAGCTCCCTGACTATGTCGGGCTTGATGATGCCACCTTCAGTGGTTTCTTCGATTTCGGGGAGGGCTATCAGTATTTTATAACCACAGGGTTTGGGTAACTGGGAGGCTGTTTCTTCTTCAACTACCTTTTTGAGCGACGGGCGCTCCTTCTCTAACGTCTTCGTCATTCTTTCTGTCTCCGCGAGCAATGCTCGATTCGCGCTGAATTATTACAGGCACAGCGGTATCCTGTTTAGTCATCGTCTTGAAGCTTGCTAGAGAGATCGACCATCTCCCTTTCTACCATAGCTATTCCTTCTATGCGTCCGACCATGCGACTGTACTCAGCCATATCCTTTGCACCACCAGACGCAAGATGGTCTGCCCCGTCGTTCATCTGTTCTCGCATGAACTTCTGTAGACGAGTCAATATGTGATCGCCTTGTATACTCACTAACGATACCTCCTTGTTTTCTTTGCAATTTTTTTGGGTTGCGCGACGTGCTGCTTACCTTTCTTTGTACCTTTGCGTTTAGCCTTTGTAGTAGCCGCGTATTCCTTGGAGCTTAGTTTCTTAATAGCCCTTTCTGGAAGATACCTTTCCCCTGTTGCCTTCTTCCCCTGCGTGGACGGCTTACCCGACTTGGTTCGCCACTTCTGCTTTGTCCAATTCTTCAGGGATTTCTGGGATTTTTTGAGGGGCATTACTTGCCAACCTTTTTCATCGCTTGCTTGTGCGCTGCGGTAAAGGTTCCCCCGTTTCGCATGACCTTTCTCATTTCAGCCATGTGTTTTTTAGTGTGGTGAACGGCGTGTTTCTTCAGAGTGTCTTCCTGACGCTTGGTCAGCTTGCCGGGAGCTTTCTTTTTGACGGCCATTATTTATAACCTCCACCGGCTTTCTTGTACTGGGAAGCCAGCATCTGAGCCTTTCTTGCCGACCATTGTCCCGGCTTTCCGCCCTTGCCGCCTGACTTAATCTTATTGAACAAGCGTTTACGCATGGTGGGCTTTGTATAGTTTCCCGCTTCGTTAACTCGTGACTTAGTCTTCTTTTTTGCTGGCATTACCTGCGGCCTCCACAATGTCTTCAGCAATCTTGGCCCCTAGCTTGGCACCTTCGATCTTCTCCTTAGACGAGGTCTCCTTGTCATCGACAGCAGCCTTCATGCTTTCCGTTGCAATCTTGGCTCCAATCTGAGCGCCCGTCGTTTTCTCCTGAGATGAAATACGCATCCGCTCTGTCTCTGCCGTTGTCTGGGTTTTGAGAAGGTCAGCTTCGACACGCATCTGGTCTCCCTTGGCTTTCCGCTCAATATCCGCCGCTTGCAATCGAAGCTCTTCCTGCTGCATCTGAACAACGGGGTCTTCCATTCTTTTGCGGTTTTCTTCGGCTTGAGCTTCTGCGATATCTTTTTGCAGAAGCTTCTCTGCGGCAGCGGCCACAAGACCTGCAAGTCTTTGCTCCACGTCGCGTGGCAGCGGCTCTCCAATCGGGGGAAGCTCGACACCAAGCTGCTCTTCAATTTCAGAACGATACTGGAACGCCAGATGTTCACGAAGATGAGCCTCAAGCGCAGCTTGTATTGCAGCAGCATTAGGCGACTGCTGTACGAGAGCCAGTATCTTCGGGTCTTGTATAGCTGCCATATGGGTACGGATGTGTGCTTCATGGTCCTGATAAGCGAAAGCCTTGACGGGCTTCATGTTAATTATGTTCATGTTTTCGCTGACAGGGTCTTCCGGCATAACCTCCGCGCCGACAGGAATAATCTTGTCTACGTTCTGGATACCCAGAGTTTCCAGCATTTGCTTGTGAAGCTGGGGCAAGTCATACATTTGTGGGGCTTGCTGGGCGAGTTGGAGTGCAGCCTGATACTGCATAATCCGCTGCGCCATTGTTGTAGCATTGGGGTCCGAAACAGGAATTACATCAATGCGGTCATCAAAGTCCGTCTTACGATTGGCGTCTCCATTGACTTCGTAGTCATAGACGGCGGGAAGGAAGTCCTTGATAACACCCGCTAGTATCTTGAACTCGTTACGCAAGGAAGCATGTAGCCGCGCCTGACACGCAGACATGACTTTCATGGATCGTTCAAGGATAGCAAGCGTGGAACCAACGGGAGCCTGATTGCTCATCTCTCCGATATTCATATCGGGAACAGCCGCATATTTACGGGCTTCGTCAACGATTGTGCCAAGCAACTGGTAAAGAGTTCCAGACGGTTCCTTGTATGGCATGAAGCTTATGTTGTCGCGGATTGAGCCTCCGGGTACATCAACGTCACGAAACTCGCCGGGAGCTATCGGTGAATCGTCACCCTTAATCCGCAAGCCTCGCGTCTTCAGACCTGCGGGAAGATTGCTCAGGGTTCCGGCATCAACTAGCTGGCGCAGAATAGACGTGGCAGACTTTGCCATGCCACCGATCATGTGGGTCAGTCCAATCCCGTAGAACCCAAGTCCCGGCATAAACTTGTAGTGCGAGAAGTGCATACGCCGCATCTTGCGCTCGTCGCCCTTGTTCCAGTTTTTGCGAATTGAAAGAATGTCGCGAGACTGGCTATCGATGGTCACAACATACGGACACGCAATCCCTGTCGGCTCACCGTCCTTCTCGTCTTCGTATCCCTCAAGATCAAGATCAACGTGCATTTCAAGAAGGGTATAGCGATCATCATACTCGACAGACGGATCATCACCCTGAATGCGATCATAGGCAGATTGTATCTGGCTGTAGTCGGGGCTTGGCTCAGGAAGATCGACATCCCTGTAGAACCCCGCCACCTGTAGCTTTCTGACTTCGTTGGTCGTCTTCTTCATTACATGGGTGAACCGCTGACAGCTTCTCAGGTCAGTCGCGCCATACGCCACAACCAAGTCTTCCGCTGGTACAAACACGGCACACGCCCTGCCCATATCTACGTCGTAATAAATTTTCTTGAAGGCTGATCCCGCAAGCGGCAGATGAAACAATAGCTGCTCATGCTCACTGCGATAGTCAGTCATGACTTCCGTGATCTGGAAGTTCATTTCATTCTGCACACGAAGAGCCTGTTCTTCTTTTTCCGTATCTATGTTGCCAAGCACCTGCGTCTTGACGGGACCGGAAGAAGGAAAGGTTTCCATCATGGAGTGCGCCTGATAGCGAATAATGCTTTCTGTCAGCACGGGATGGAAGACACCACAGGCACCGGGAAACGGCTGTGTTCTGTCTTCGATTTTGAGACCGAGAAGATCAAGACCCTTGATGTATGTTGTTTCCCAGTCTTTGCGGGACATACGATCTGACTCATATTGACCCATCAACTCCATCGCAAGATGCTGCAAGTCACCGTCTTCCATGAACTCGGCAAGGTTTGCATTGTGTGCGCTGGCGTCTGGGTCTTCGTCTTCAGAGCGCGGATCAAACTCAATGATCACGCCGCCGTCCTCGGTTTCAATCGAAACAGCCTCAGGATTGAGAACACCTATTGATACGTCAGCCTCGTCCTGCTCGGTATCAACCTCGATTACTTCTTCCGTTTCTTCTGGAAACGGTCCACTCACCAAGGGTTTCTCTATAGCCATTAGCCCGTCCTTCCGATCAGTAATACTCTACAGTGTCACGCCAATGCTCCTGCTCCACTTCATCACCGGCAGCGCGGACAAACCCACCCTGCCTGAAACGCAGCAATGCCTGAGTGCTGGAGTCCACCAGATCATCATTAGACCCAGAAGGAAATGAAGCAAACTGCTCTATAACCTCTTCAGCCCATCGGGTCTGTGGTGCCCAAACAATTCCAGAATGGAAAAGGTCAGCAACCGCATTTACCCGTGCAATCTTATCGTTACCGCGACTCGGCGTAAAGTCCGTTACAGGTATGCCCATTTGCCTTAATTCAAATATCAAAGGCATTCCCGTAGCTTTCCCCTCAACGATAAATGCGTCTGGCGTCCAGTCACAGTAATGCTCATAAGCTTTTGCTTTGAGTTCTGGAAACTCCATCCTGTCTTGAAATGCGTTTAACAGTATCAGGTGATGGTTGTTAGCTTCTTCATTGAACCACACACCCCATGTCGTACACGCAGAAAAGTCGCTTCGCTGCGTCTTCAGGAAAGCCGTGTCCCAAGACTGAATAATAAAATCACAAGGGGGAGGGTCTTCGCGTTCCCACTCCTGCCACCATTCCCTTTTGATAATAGCGCCTTGTTCACTCGTCGGGTCTTGCTGATACTGAGCCGACCACTTGGTTACAGGTAATTCATTCCTGAGAGTTTCAAGTTCTTCAAGCTTCCAGAACTCCGGCCACAGCGCATTACCTGACGGCATGATTGCGGGTAGCTCAATAAGCTCCCACTCATCAGAACCCTGCCGCTCAATCGACGCCTTGATAATCTGGCCCGTAAGGTCACGCTGGTGCCACCGCGTCATAACGATAACGATGGCCCCTCCCGGCTGGAGACGCTGGCGTGGGCCTGAGGTGTACCACTCATACACACGATCAAACACGTCAGCGTTATACGCTCCTTGCTGGGCATCCTGTTCGGAGTGCGGGTCATCGATAATCAGGAGGTCAGCACCTTTACCAGTTACAGCACCGCCGACACCGATAGAGAAGTAGTCACCGCCAAGGTTTGTATTCCACCGACCGGCTGCTTTTGAGTCAGCCCTCAATGAAACATTTGGAAATATATCCTTGAAGGACTCATCCTGAAAAAGGTTCCTGACCTTTCGGCCAAAGCCTGTAGCGAGTTCAGCGGTATGTGCGGTCTGAATAACTTTCTTTTCCGGGTACTGCCCCAGAAACCAAGCAGGAAGCAGATAACTTGCAAACTCGGATTTGGTATGACGGGGTGGCATGTTGATAATCAGACGCTTGAGTTCACCCCGTGCGACACGCTCGAACGCCTCACCCATAATCTCATGGTGCCGTCCTTCGATAAACGCTGGCCACACAGACTTAACGAAGGTGATATATTCGCTTTGACAGTTTTCCCGCGTCTCTGCTTTTTTAATTTTGTCTACAAGCGCAAGAAGCTCGACCCTGTCATCATGACTTATCTTGTCAATATCAACAGCGGCTAAGTTCATGGTCTAGTTCTTTTCCTTGGCAGAAGCTGGCCACCGACCAAACAAACGCACCGAGTAGTAAGCTGACCACATCTTGTAAGCGGGGACAGGCGGCTCCGCACTCTGCATACCCCACAGAAAGATATTGTCCGAAAGCTTCCGGGCCTTCCGCCATGTGGACTTTCTGGGGTTGGATGAATGGAAGTATTTTCTAAGGGAGGCATACAGATGATCATGGATGACAGCCGCTCTCGCTACATCCCACGGAGATATCACGGCCCACACAATACGGGGCACCGAAGCCAGATCAGTTTGCATACCCTCGACGCACGTCACCTTTCCCATAACAAAGCTCTTGTGCGAGGAAACATTTACCCCGATCTGACGCAGGAGGCTAACCTCGTCCTTGGCAATAAGCCGCGAACTGAACGACAAAGGCTTCTGCAACACCCACGTTTTTGGCGGCGTAAACTCTGCCGCTATCTTGGCGTTAAATTTCCCCTTCAATCTTCCCTCCCCTGAGGGCGCGATTTGCTAACATTCCGTAGAACGCAGCCGCCCTTCCATCGGAAACATTTGCTATATCCAGTATCTCCTGTAACGCATCCTCCAGAACCTGAATACGTTCCAGTAACTCCTTCTCAAACCCGATCAGAAGATCGTCATCCTGATCAGTCATACTCATACCCTTGTCCATATATCAAAATTACAGGTTCTTGCACAGGGGGAATGCCACACCGATACGGCAAGTGCCCGATCCGGTTTACCCCCTTTACCCAGATAATCCTCGCGCCAGTCCATCATGGCAAACGAACTGGGTCTGTGCCTGACGAACTGCTCTCTACCTTTGCCACACGCCCACAATCTTTCCGGGCACACCAGCGCCATGCGCTTTACCCCTATCAAAAACGCATGATCGATAAACTCACGGATATACTTGAAGGGTGGGTTGGTAATCAGGTTCTCATGGAGAGCGCCATCGAAGTTAAAGAAGTCTTTGCCATGCTGAATGTCCGTGCGTATCGCGCTATAGCCGCGCTCCTCCAACGAATTACTCAGGTGCCCACCACCATTGCACGGCTCCCAGAAACTACACGGCCCCCAGTCCAGCCTACTGCCTATCTGCTCAACTATCGAAATGGGGGTGGGGTAGTAATCAAATTCTTTTCTCATATGCCCCTTGCCGAATGCTCAGAATTATGATATTTAGGTAGCCTGTTATCAACCGTTAGCAGTTACTAACTGTTAATTGCTATTAACTATTAAAACCTTAACAGTTAATTTAACAGTTAATAGCAACTGTTAATAACAGGCTCCTTTCCTGTAGAATTATATAGCACACCCATAGCCCACTGTAAACCTACCTCCCTTTGTTTCAGTTATATAAGGGTGGGGGCACACTCAAGGCCATTACAGAAACAGGTAATAGGGGGGGGCTATCAAATCCAGCTAATCGTTTGAGTGAAACAGCGTGTATGGTGGCCCAGCCGACACGCCTAGCCGCCTCAGGGGGTGGCCCCTCGGCGTCTGGCCGTCAGAACAGTTGGCCTTTTAGGGGTAGGGTCTTTTAGCCCAGACAACCCACTGCCCACTGCCAACCCATCGACTGCCTCGCTACGAGTCATCAGTGACTCGACCGATCAGATCGGCAAGCTTGTCCTCCAACTCCCCACGCAGTTCGTCTGCGCTGCGAGTGTCCTCCTGATTTTCCACCACGTCCACGAACAGGCGTTCATGTTTGCCCAGCAGTTC